GTGTATTTCCGACTATTGGCCACCCCCTAAATAAAATCGACCCCCGGGGGTCTTCGCTATCCGTCTCCGCGCAGTCTGCTCACCCATTGCCGCAGTCTTTCGGCCTCTCGCGCCTGGTGCTGCTCCTTACTATGGCTTCGAAGCTCTCGGTGGATGGCCGCGTGACATTCAGGGCAGAGACTCATCAGGTTATGGATGTTATAGCACAGCGCCTCACATTCCTGGACGGTGCGTCCGCTCTCCACCTCCTGGATATGATGGACTACTGACGCTGGACGGCGACGGCCCTCTTGCAGGCAGCGTTCACAGTAGGGCTGCTCGGTCAGCTTCAGCGCACGCAGGTCGCGCCACCGCTTGCAGCCAATGAGTCGCCGGTAGGTTGGCGAGTGTTGAAGGTTACCCGAACGCATCTTTATCAGGATCAAAATGGTTATCGTCATGCTCGCGCTGCTCGCGGGCCTCGCGTATCTCCGGCAAGTCTGGCACACAATCCGGGTCGAAGTGGATGGTCTGCTGCTTGTACTCATAGTCCTCTGCGGAGCGATGGTGCTTGCGACGCGTGCGCTCACCGTAGGCGATTGGCTTGCCGTAGTCGCTGCGGTTGCAATCCTCAAAGCCACGACGGATGTCAGCGTTGACGTCCTCGCGCTCGGCATTGTCTACGAGGTCGTATAGCAGCTCCATGATGCTCATGTTACCGCGCTCCACGGCCAGCGCCCGCAGCCGACGGTAGGTCTCAGGCACAAGGTTTTCCAATGTGCGCTCGAGAATGGTGCCAGCGTTCTCGGTCTGACTCCACCGACCCAGCCACGGCTCCTGCACATGCACCGCAATCTTCCCGTGCTTGTGGCCGTCTTTGTCTACCATGTAGTAGGTAGCCTCGCCCACCTTCATCTCGACGGCAGGGTCGGCAAGGTTGAGCGCATCACGCCAACCGCCTAAGTGTTGGAAAGCACTCATGGCCTTTTCCATCTCCGGCGTCAGATTATGCTGGTCGGAACAGTAGCGGATGATCATCGAGCAGAAGTTCTGCATCAACTCATAGGCGGTAGTGCCTTGCCGCTTTGCGATACGGTTGAGCTGGTCATAAGCTTCCTCGCTGAGCTTCGTGGCCACGGGTACATATTTGGTTTGCTTTGTCATTTGGTTATAAGAATTTAACAGGTTCTAATCCGAGGGTGTTTGCCAGCCGGTCGAGCGCCGGGTTCTTCGCCCGCATCTTCGCGAAGGTCGCGTCCAACTCAGCGCGCAGATTGTCGACGCGCTCGTGACGCGGTTGCTCTTTAGGCTTCGGCGCTTCGGGCGACGTCAACTGACGTACAAGGATGTCGGCGATGTCGGCCTTCTGCCCGTCTGCCTTGCGCCAGTATTTGCAGACAAAATCCGACTGGATGCTCATGCGGTCGTAGTTGGTCGCGCGGATAATCTCGCGCATCCTGGCAGTCCATTTGTCGATGCCGTCATGGTCGGGATAAAGCGCGATATAGAGATGGCGGTCCATCAACGGTTGAAGGCGCTCGCGTGTCAGGTAGGTCATGCCGCCGCACGCTATCCAGATCATACGCTTGCTCATGCCCCAATAAGTATTGCAGATGATGGCCGTCTTTTCCGACTCTACCACACAGACGGTCGCTTCGGCATTGAGATAGTTAATCAGATGCTCGCCGAAGTAGCAGGTCTTGTATGGCGTAGCGTCGAGGTTGACCAGTCCGTGACGGGCCAACATGTTATGCACCCACGCAAAGTTACCCGGTGTCTCACGGTCGCGGTGGCCGTCTGGTTTATACAGCATCATCTTTGCGGTGCGAATTTTGCAGTCGGCGCCGATTTGCCAGAATATTGTATGGCCTTGCCGGGCGTGACCGACGCAAAAGTTTTTGAGCACCTTTCGAAGGTTCTCGCGCTGGCCGTCATCCCACGGCAACGAGCGCAGCCACTTCACCAGCGTATCGTCGGCAATGTCTTTTTCCTTGGCGGTGACGTAGGACGCGGGCAGTTCCAACGGCGGCAGGTCATCGGGGCGCGGCAGGGGACGTACCATCTTCGGCTGGTATGATTTGTCCGGCTTAGAGTCAGTAGGTATGCCGTAGCGGTCGCCTAATATCTGGCACGCCTTGATGAAATCGACATGCTCCATCTTTTGCACAAAGCTGATGGCGTCGCCGCCAGCCTCACACGCAAAGCAGTGATAAGTACCGCGGCTGGGGCTGACCACAAATGAACCGAGATGACGGTCGTTATGGAACGGGCAGAGTCCGAGGTAGTCCTTGCCTTTGCGCTTGAGCTGTACATATGCGCCGACCACATCGACGATGCTGGCCGCGTCTTTAATCCGCTGGATGGTAAAATCGTCCATATTTATTGCTATTGTCAAATATTTATCAACATTTCCACTCAAAGCTAAATACGCGTGTACGCGCGCGGGCGCACATGCGCGCTTCTTCCATTCTTCCTGCGTACCCCTATAGGGGTACGCTTACGGAAGAAGGAAGAAGCGGGCGCAGGGGCGGGCAAACGAAAATTTGCATTATTTTTTGGATGTAAGAAATTAATCATAGCGTTCAAATGTTAGAAGGGTGTTTTGTTGTCGCCGGTATTGTCCGACTTGTCATCTTTTGGTTTCAGCGGGTCGTCAAACCACTGGTCGGCGAGTTCTTTATTGAAGAAGTAAGGCTTGCGGTTGACGTGGTTCACGATACCCATATCGATGGCGCGGTCGACTTTCGATTGTTGCTCAGCGTGGGAAGTCCATCCGAGCCGTATCAATTCGGCGCGCAGCTCTGCCTGACGCAAGCCCTCATGTTTCCACTGCACCTGGCGGAAGAGGTTGATGATAGCGGCTTCACTGTTGCTGTCAGTGTTGGCAGCGGCGCCTGAGCAGAACGGCCCGATAGCTATCGGCGCGCCCAATACAGGGCCGGCGTCATCGTTGAGTTGCAGCGTCAGGTCTTCCACATCCTTGCCGCGCGCGTCGAGCTGGTGCATCGTGAAGGTTACTCCGTTGGTGTCGCGCTTCTTGCGCATCACGAAGGTGTCGGAGACTTTATTGCCGAGCTCGGTGCCGAGATGACCGCGCATCTTTCCGTCTTGGTCATCATTGGATGGCCGCGGGTTCATATGTAGGGTGCACCAGATACACATCTGGTGTTTGGTGGCCAGCCCCATCAGCGAGTTGATAAGCTCTGAACTTTCGGCGATGTCGTTGAAGTCGTGAATGATGTCGCGGATGCCGTCAATGAACAGCAGGTCGGGATGAACTTTGTCGATGGCGTAGAGTATAGCCTTCTTGCGGAAGTCGGCAGCGTCGCCGGTATTTTCGGGCGTGACGCGCAGCCATTGGATGCTCAGGCGGTGGCAATGGACGTGGCTCGGCAACTCGGCCAGCCACTTTGCGCGCTCCACTACTTTGTCGGTGTTCTCCTGTTCCTGTTCGGTGTCGACGTAAAGGATCCGCGGCGCGTGGCCGATAAGGTCGACGGTGGTCTGGCGCAGACGAAGGCCGGGGAAGCGCTCGGCAAAACGACTCGACTCGCTGTCGGGGGCAAGCGCGCAGCCCATCAGCACCGATACCAAAATCGACTTACCGTTTTTCTTTTGGCCTGACAGCGCCTGGATGCCGCCGATGGGCGAGAAGCCCACGCCCTTGTACTCAAATAGGAACGGCGGCTCCTCATAGGCCACGGTGTCGTCGAAGAACGTTTTATCGAAGTCCGTCGACATGGTAGCCTGCCCTACTGGCGGTAATGGAATCTTTGTATCTGACATGTAGCGTAAATTTCATAAATTACCCTCTTTTCTTTGCGCGTGTTGACGTCAAATTAGTTTGGCGGGTAATTATTCGGCTTAAATCGTTTTAGGCGTTTGTAGGGCCGTTTTCTCCGTTATTCGGTGCGACGGATGGCATACCGTTGAGGTAGCTGATGTCTTTGGCGTCGAAAGCGCGGATGGAATTGAACCACCGTCCCTGACTTTCGTGCGCGTTGATGTCGAAATATATCTTCATGCGCTTCCCGGCCTTGATGTTGAGCCGCGCGATACGCCCCTCGCTACCGTCCATAACGTCAAAGCAGATGCGGCGCGGATACGATTCCAATGTTTCAAGCACATAACTTGCGACCTTCCACGGGCCGCGCTCGGTGGAGCCCTGACGGATGGGCAGCTCACGAATAATCATTCCTTCGATTTCCATAGTGTGATATTGATTTAGTTGTTGTTCTTGTTATCTTCCTCCGCAAGTTTCACGACCTGGTCGATGCCGTTCTTGAAAGTCTGAGCGACATTGTGGAGCTGACTCATCTGACCGTTATCACTGAGCGCCTTTAATGTAAGGACAACAGGGCATAAAGCGGCGATAGACATTTTCTCTTGATCGGTTGTTTGTGACCTAATATCCTTCAGATATTCGAAGGCCTTCATAGCGATTTGTTCATCGGTGATTTTTTGATTGCTCATAGTTTTCGGGTTTATTCGATTACGCCTGCCAGAATGGCGACGGCAACAAAAAGTAGTGGATAAACTACGCCGTAGCGGATAATCTCAGCGCGAGAAAAATTCTCGCTCATAAAGTCATCGATTAATCTTTTCATAGTGTATAAAATTTAAATGGTGATATTCTTGTTTTCGCGTTCCTGGATAAAACGCTGGAGGCGGTGCAGCGGGTAGGCCCATCTGGAGCATCGCGTCTGTCCGGTGGCGGAGTCCGTAACCTCCATGCGCTCGCGCGGCAACTTATAGCCGTAGCGTTTCAGCCAGTCCGGCGTAATCATTCCGAAACGCTCGCAAACTTGCTCGGAGGTTAGCCACACCTCGTTGGCGCCCTCCAGACTCAACCGTAACTCGCGGCATACCATTTGCGCGACTGCCTCGCGCGTTGCTTTGTCAAATGTCATATCCCCGTCGATTTTAATGGTTAGAAAATACGTTGCACGCTCAGAATGCAGGGATTGGCGCAGGGCAGTACCTTGTACTTTCGGCCTGTCAACCGTCCGACGGTGTAAACCGTAGTGCGGCCACTCAGCGCCTTACCGGCGGAAGTGCAGGCAAAGTTCTTAACCCCGCCCCTTTCGATAGCTTTTATATCGGCCCTCGTTATCTTCTCGTAAACTTTTGCCTTCATTACGCTGTTGTTAAATTAGTTAAATCAATGTAACTTATTTAATCGATAATCGTTATCTTTGTAGAAAAGTCACTAAAATATAAAAAGTTAGTTGACCCTACGCGATAACTTAGTCAATCCATAAGTTAGTTAAATACACTTGCAAAGATAATGATTTTCTTGTTACGTTGTATCAATTAACTCGAAATTTTAACAACTATTATAACAATTCGGTAAACATGAACAGACAAGAAAGATTACATGAGGTTGTTAACTATTTGATTTACAAGCGCAAGATAGTTAATCAAAAAGATTTGGCCAGACAGATGGGCCGCAGTGAAAACAATGTATCAAAGGCAATGCACGGCGAAGTCAGGTCACTGACGGATAGTTTCTGCAATGTCCTCGTCAAGACGTTCCCGGAAATATCCCTCGCCTGGATGCTGACCGGTGAGGGCACCATGCTCGTCGCTGGTAAACCGTCCGCCGAGCTCAAAGCACCCGCGCCCGCTCAACCCATCCAACCCATCCAACCCGAAGCATCCACCGAGCAGCTGGGAAAGTTGGAAGAGTTGAGTGCGCAGCTCGAAGTCCTGCGCCGCGATGTCCAAAACAGCCTGAAGGAAACAAACCTTGCCCTTCAGCAGACGCGCGCCGATTTACTGGCCGCTATCATGCGTCTTCAGCAGCCGCAGGATCGCTCCAGCAATAATCGCGACTTCTTCGACATGGCCTCGGAGCAACCGAGCGCCAGATAAACATTTTATTTCGATAATAACAACTTTATCAACATTCATCAAATCGACAAATCATGTTAAGACAATTAATCCTCATTGTGGCCGTAGCGACCACATTTACAGCCGCCCAAGCGCAGGATGACATCTATTCCCGCCAACCGGCAAAGTCGCGCACAACCGTCCTCACGGCATCAGACTCGCTCAACGAAAATATAATTAATGTTAAGACGAGTCGCGCCGAACTCGAACGGTTGGCAAAGGACAACCCGACCATGGCTGTAAGAACTGCAGCAAGGTTTCTGAAGCGCAGCGCTAACGCTGACTACGCCTCGATAGGTTTCGCCGCCGCCGGTGGTATTGTGGGAGCCGTTGGCGCCTGCCAGTCTGACATCGATAACGCCCGCCCATGCTATTGGGCAGCATCCGGCCTCGCCCTGGCGTCCATCGTCTCCCGCGTCTTCGCGATTTACTATAAATCGAAATCCGCGAGCATCCTGAGCTCCGTCACCATCACGCCCACCACCGTCCGCATGACATTCTGACCGTCACGATTAGTAACGACCGTAATATTTAATCCGTGAGGATAAAATTATATACTTAATCCGCGAGGACCACTTGTAGTTATATTGCGTTTTAAAGAGCGGGCAGTCCATCTGCCCGCCCCTTTTTATCCCTCAAAACATCCCTCTAATTTTGCCAAAAAGTTCCCCACACCCCATAATCAACCTTTATAACTGATTGATTATCAAAGCAACTCATAAAATCAACAATGACCCCATGCGAGTCACTTTGGCAAATTCGGGGACTATCGGGATAACAACTGATAGGACCCGTTTTGCGGTTTAAGAGGCTGATAACTAAATAATTAACAAACTAAACAAACAAAAGCAAGAAAGGAGATGTTAGGGGATTGAAGGAGATGCGGTGAATGCCATTTTGCCAAATGTGTCCCCAGAAATCGCAAGAGGGGACACGCAGGCGAAACAAGACAAATTGGCGGTCGTTAAGTGGTCGAGATTAGTCGTAATGATGCAGACGGTTTGGGAAACTGGTAGGCTGATAAAGTAAATCAGGCAGACAATGGCCGACAATCGACAGACAATGGCCGACAATCGACAGACGATGGCCGGGAATCGACAGACGATGGCCGGGAATCGGAAAACGGCGAAAGCTGACATCACATTCAATCCATAGAAAAATGAAACAACAAGAAATTGAGAAATAAATGACAGGAGGAAAAACTATGAATATAAGTATAACTTTTGATCATCGAGACAGGACGAAAAATGGGAAAGAAGGGCCAGTGGAGGTCCGGATTACCCACGAAAGAAAGCGCATTTATATCAGCACAGGCGTGCGCGTGCGGAAAAGCGAGTTCAACATGGGCGAGATTATCAACAGGATGGACGCGCCGGAGTTGAACGAGCTGCTCCAGGTATTCGCACGAAAGACGCTGACCGCGGCGACGCGGATGCTCGACAATGGCGATAAGCTGACAGGTCCGGCGATACGTAAGGCTGTCTTCAGCATGGTCGCAGAGAACGGGTGCGACCGGTCGACGGATATGGTCGACTGGATGGAGGCCGAAATTCCAAAGCTTAACCTAAAACCAGGCACGCTCAGGCATTACGTTACCATGGTTTATCGTCTCAAAGAGTTTGGACAGATGATGAGCTGGAGCGACCTGACGGTTGAGAATGTCTGCAACTGGGACGAATGGCTACATCAACGCACAAAAAAAGTAAGCGATGCACAGGCAAAGATTGGCAGCGATAAAAAGCGCATTGCTGACAGTGGCGTATATAATTACCACAAGTGCTTCAAGGCTATGCTCAACCGCGCCCTGCTTTTCGGCAAGATACAGGTCAACCCCTACGACCGCCTGAAAGGTAAATTCAAGCGCGGAGACGATGGCAACACCGAGTTCCTGACCGAAGAGCAGATGCGGGCCGTTGAGAGTATTCACCCCGTCGAGGGGTCGACCATTGCCACGGCGCGCGACCTTTTCGTATTCCAGATGCACACAGGGCTCAGCTACGCCGATACGCAAAGCTTCGACTTCAGACAGTACGAGCGCAGGAACGGCCACTGGGTAAATATCGGCAACCGTGACAAGAATGGCGTGCAATACGTCACACAGTTGGACGCCGAATGCGAAGAGATTTTGAAGCGGTACAAGTGGAATTTGCCAAAGATCTGCAACGCCGACTACAATAAGGCCCTGAAGGCGATAGGCATGGCGGCGGGCATCGACAAACCGCTCCACTCCCACCTCGCGCGGCATTCTTTCGCCACGTACATGCTCGCCAATGGTGCGCAAATTCAAAATGTATCGAAGATGCTCGGCCACACGAACATCAAACAGACGCAACGCTACGCAAAGGTATTGGCGCAGTCCGTGCTTGATGACTTTAACAAAATCGAAGATGAAAAGAAACGCTGCAATCGCGCTGGCGCTGATTCTGATGACGGCGTGCAGCAAAGAAGCAACGGATGAGCCACAGGGCCGATGGCTGACGATCAATGCATCGGCGTGGACGCAGGAAACGCGTGCAGGACTGGAGGCTGATGGCAAGCCGATGACCGATTTATGGCTGATGGACTACAAAGATGGCGCGATCGTTCAAACCATCCATCAGGCCAGCACCGATGATAATTTCGGCAGCGTCAGTCTCTATGCCACCTACGGCGCTCATGTTTTCTATCTCACCGCCTCGCGCGGATCGTCGCCCGCGGTTGATGAAACGGCGCACACCATCACATGGGAGAAGCCGAGCGACACCTTCTGGCAGCCGAAGGCGCTGACCGTCGACGCCAACACCACGGCGACATCAGTCTCCATGGACCGTGTGGCAGCGCGCCTATCCGTCCGCATCGACGACGCAATACCATCAGCGGCGACTACGATGACCGTCACGGCTGACAAATGGCGCAAGGGCTTGGACTACATGACTGGCGAGCCCACCGATGGCGTCGCGCAAAACTACTCCATGACCTTGCAACAGGGCACGCCAACGATGATTTGCTACACCCTTGCGCCCGCCAGCGGAACGATGACCACAGGCGTGACGGTAGGCGTGGCCGATGCCAACGGCCAAAGTTTGGGAAGCGCGGCTGGGGGAACTGTAGAGCTCTCGAGAAACAAACAAACTTTGCTTCATGGTAATCTTTTCGGCAGCAGCCCGTCGCTCACCGTCTCGCTCAATGATGTATGGGGTGGCAGCGATGAACAAAGCTGGTAAAGCAAAAGCGGCTACCCATCACGGGCGGCCGCTTCAAAAATGTTCGATTACAAAAATATTATAAAGGTTACTTGTTACTTTTTATTCTTACTGTTTAGCTCGCGCAGCATCTCACGCATGGCCTCGACGTCTTCAGGCGTAGTCACTTCGCCATCGTCGACATCTTCATCCCATGGGAACGTGACCAAATCGGCGGGGCGGGTGACGCCAGCGCCTTGAAGGTCAATCATGCCGTTGTGCATTACCATAAAGGCGTGCCAGCGAGTCATCTCCCATTGTTCCTGCTGGCGTTTGCGATAGCCGTCAATGATGGCCCGCATCTCCCAAAAAGACAGCCGGTCGAGCACCGTTGTGCGGTCGATGCCTATCTCACCTACGAGCAGCGCGTAAATATCGTAGGTGGTTGTTAGTTTTTTCCTTCCGTCTTTTTCGGGGCCGGCGTATCATGCGGCTGCTTATACCACGCGGCGCGCAAAAGGATGCAGGTTTGGATGACGTTGACAAGCTCAGCGCTTGAGGCATCATCAAGCAGCGCGGCGCTGTCGACGGGAATATCCTCGCCCTCATTGTTGCAGCCGAGCGCGGCCATTTCGCAGGCGATAACCAGCGCCACGAGGTCGCTGGGGGACTCAGCGTCCATCTTTTCGATGGACTTCCCGGTGATTTTGTAGAAGCACACCTCGGCGTTGAAGGAATATTTGAGCTTTACTTCCTTGCCAAGCAAGGTGACGGTGGTAACATTGGTAGTGACCGCGGGAGCCTCGGTTTGGGTTTTCTTTGTCATAGCGTTTATCTTTAAAGAGGCGCTGCAAAACAGCGCCCTATGGAACTCGTAACTAAAAACCCGGCGTAATAGGCGCCGGGGTTAACACAGAATATAAATTTATAACACAGCGATGAAGTTTAAGCAGCTGCGCCTTTTGTGAGCGCGCCCGAGCCGGTGAACTTCGCAGAGACGGTGGAATTCTGCTTGTTCTCGGCGGTCACGGTCACGTCGTTCACGTAGGCGGTGCCGGTATAGCGTACCGTTCCCTTCGTGCGGTTCTTGTCGCCGGAGGTCATATCGAAAGAGATGGTAACCAGCGTCTTGGCGAGACAGGCGTCCATCAGGTCGAATCCGCCCTCAGCCGCTTCGTCGGCTTCGCTCTCTACGAGACAGTCGCTGGAAGCGTCCCAAGAAAGGCCGGTCACTTCCTGCTCGCCGAAGTCGCCGGTGCTGTCTTTCGTGGAACTATCCTCGAGGCTCTGGGCGACATGGATGGAGCAGGAACGGGCAGCGGCGATATACTTGCCGTCAACGCTGATGCGCAAATTTTGTCCTTTAATTAATCCCATAATTTTTAATTATTTGATACAGCACATTCGTAAGAGAAAGCCGTCCAGTAGGCATCCTTTTCGGCGTCGTACTCTATCTTCCCGCCCGATACGTTGTACTGGAGCGGGTAGTCATCGTAGCGCGGGTCGTCTTCGGTGACATCGCGGCATGCGTCGCGGATGCACCGTCGCACGGCCTCCATCAATGTATGCAGGGCCGCGAGCGTACCGGCCACCATCACGATGCTGACATTGACCTGGTCCTCATCGCTCTCGAAATCGTCGTCCTTCCCCTCAGTGGCGTTTGAAAATCCGTCAAAAGAAACCACGATATAAGGCGGTTTGGTATTCTTCAGGTCTTTGTCGGGGACCTTGATGGTCGTGCCGTAAATCTTCGCGCCCACCGCTTTCTTGATGGCTGCGTTAGACTGTAAGGCCTTGATGAAAATGCTGTCAACGAGCAGACTCATGCGAAAATGCTGTAAGATGAAACGAAAATTAAAATGGGCATGACCAGCTCAACCGGTCAGAGGCCCGAACACTATGAAATGAACGCTACATTAAGTGGTTGCCTCGGCAAGTTTGTAGAGTGCAAAGGCTGTGGCTTTCATCTTACCGTTGGCGATCATCTTCTTAGACAGGTCGGTGATTGACCAGCTGGTGTTGACGGTCACGGTGGTCACGTTCTTTGCGGCCTTGCTGATAGGATCAATGGTCAGGCGCACCGCACCATGCTGCTGCACGGACAGGTAGGGGAAGATACCGACGCCCATATAGCGGTCGGTGTCGGTCTTGAGGGTCTTACCGTCGGCGTCGAGCGTGGTGTCGATGTAGTGGCTGACCACGTAGTTGTAGCCGGCGAGCTTACCATTCTCGATGACGAAGCCGCCCTGACCATCAGCCTTCGGCGTAGCCTTCAGTTCAGCCTCGGTGGTGGCGTCGACAACGAGGTCGATCTGGCTCATATCGTAGCCGAGGTCGGCAAACTTGGCCACCTCCTTCAGGATGGTAGCGTAGGACGTCTTATCGATGGTGATGGTACCGGCAACGTTTGCGCCGGCGAAAGGACCGGCAACGCCGCTGAAGGCTGCATGGCTGTAAATCTTCATGGCGAGATAACGGCGCTGGGCGATTGTTATCTTCTTCTGTACGAAGGCGAGAAGGTCAAAGTCTGCGTTATCGATGGCCGTGTTGCTTACGTTGATGGTTATACCCACACGCTTAACAGATGGGCTGATGTTGTCGAAGTTGAGCGACTGGTCGGTCAGCTCAGCAGTCTCGCCAACCTCTTCCATCTCGCAGTCATCGATGGAAACAGGCCACACCTCATTGCCTGTCACGCCGTTCTGAATAGTAACGCCTGACGGCAGACCGAGGCCCTCGTTCAGGGTGGGGATGATGTCGTTGATGGTCAGGTTGACAGCGCCGGAATCCATCACACCACCTGTGCCGCTTGTACCAAGGGCGACCTCGCGCACCTGGGTGCTCTTACGGGCGGTCTCCATCATCTCGCGCAGCTGCTGGCCGGCGGTCTTCTTCTGCCCACGCTTTGCGGCCTGAGCCTGCTCAGCCTGATAGAGCACCTGGTACTCGCGGCTAATGATGTCAAGATCGCGTTGCAGCTTGTTAAACTCGCGGTTGAGGTTGGCTTGTTCAGCCTTCTCCTCATCCTTCAGCTCGCGCTTGGCCACGGTCTCATCGATGACCTGGAGCTTGTCGTTGATTTCGGCCTGACGGTCGAGGAGCTCACGGCGCTTTGCCGCAGCCTCCTGGGAATTTTTAAACTTTGGCATTTTCTATAAATATTTATAGGGTTAAAAATTAAAGTTGGAAAATCTACGTTCACGCATGCGGGCCTCAGCAGCAGCCACCTCGCGCTTGCGGGCCAGCCGCTTTTCGGCTTCGGCCTCGCGTGCCTTATACTCATCGGTTTTCTTGTCGAGCTCGCGGGCGCTGACGGATGTCTGGGAATAGGCAGGATCCATGGCAATGGTCAGGGCGCTGAGCGACTCAAACGACGTATGGGTGATTTCGGTCATCTTTCCGCCGTTGCCGTCATCGACTTCCTTAATGGTGTAGTCTTTCGGAACGAACTCGAACGAACATCCGGAATAAACGCCGGCCTTGACCAGTTCAAGCGCGCGGTCGCCGATGTCGCACTTCGGGGCTTCGAACTCAAAGTTCACGCCCTCTTTGTCGACGGTAATCTTCAGATTGCCCTCGCCGCAGTTGGAGCGCGCCAGCGTATCTTCGCGGTTATGAAGCAGGTTGAGCTTCACATCCTGCGTCTTCAGGAACTCGGAGGTAACACATGACGGCGCGATATACTCGCGGAACTTATCGCCCCAGTCATCAAGGATTTCCGATGGTTTGTTGAACACGATGGCCGTGCCGGTGATGGTACGGCTTTCTTCCTGCGAACCGTCCTCGCGGGTTATCTCGCGCACGGACAGCTTACAGCGCACCGTGCGGATCTCGTTCTTTTTCTTTTTCTCAGTCATAGCAAAACAAAATTTTATCTATTAAGCCGGTAAAACGCGGTTTCGGGTTAACTTTCCAAAATTACCTGCGCGTTGAACTGGATGGCGTTCGCCTGGTAGTCATCATGAAAAGTCTCGGGCAGAATATTGTAAAGCTCGCCGTGGTAGCGGATGCGCGAGCGGGCGTTGATTTTATCCGTATAGCGCAGCCGCACCATAACCACGCCGTAGACATCGACGGAGCCCTCGCGCATAGCCCGCACGCCCTTCACGAAATCGACCGCGGCCCACAGCGTGCAGGTGGTCTCCCACTCCACGCCTGACCCGTCGAGGCCGAAATCGCTATCCTCGGCCACTTTGCGGTTGAGCACCTCGATGCGCTTGTTCATTAATCCAGTAGAGTAAGCCATTTTAGTAAAGTGCTTTATAGGGTAATAACTTCATGTCGATGCTGTAGGGGATAAAGTACAGCTGGGTGGGGCTGACCAGCGAACGGTACTGGTACTGCATGTCGACGATGCTCAGCGTCGCCGATTTCACGGTGACAGGGACCGCGCCGTATTGGGCCAGCAGGTCTTCATAGGTACGGTTCAGAAACCGCAGCACCTGTTCCTCGGCGGCATTGCCCATCATCTCGAGCACTTCGTCTTCATCAGAGCCTTCGATGCGGGAAAACTTTTTGATTTCGTCAAGCGTGATGTATTTCATTCGTCGCCTCCTTTCTCAGCGGGGTCGGTTGATGGGTCGGATGGGTCAGATGGATTGGATGGGTTGGCGGAAGAGCCGGAAGAGGATGACGATCCTCCGCTTGCGGCGCGCAGTTTCTCACTGCCCACCTCGGCGAGGTTGGTCGATACATAGTGCTTGTCGCCGTCGGGGATGGTGCCGAGGTCGTACTGGGCGCGCAGCTCGTTTGGCGACATTACGCCAGTTTCCAGGCGTACTTTGTCGAGGTTGGCCTGACCGGTGGGATCCAGGCGTCGGAGCGACTGCTCACAGACGTGGATGCGGCGCTGGCCGAAATCATAAGCATTGAGTAACTTTGCATTGAGCTCATCTTCATACTCGCGCACACGCGGCGAGATGGTACGCAAAAGAAACTCCTGCGTCGCGGCCTCGGGAGATTTGTAACTACTGCCCGAATCGTCCATCATCATGATTTTAGGCACACCCAACAGCCGCGCGATGTCGGCTACCTGGAAGTTGCGGTTTTCCAATGTGCGCAGCTCCTGCGCCGTCTGAGATATTATCTTCGTGTCGACGATGTTGTTGAGCAACATCACATCGCCACTCAGCATGTCGGCCTCGAACTGTTTGGAAATCTTTTTCATTTGGTTGGGGTCGGCCATGCCGCCGACCAGTCCCCATGAACTTCCGCTATTCGTTGGCTTTTCTTGGAGGATGATTTTGTGCTTACCACCTTTGGCCATATCCATCAGCGTCTGGTTGTTAGCGGCGGCGGCAATACTCAGCGCTTCCTGTGCGTAGCGCAGCGTGGGGATGCCCGTCATGAAATTATCCTCAAGGTAGGTGTTGCGGAAATGGAGCACGTCGGTGGAAGGAACGGTGACGGTAGTCAGCCCGCCGCGCCGTTGGAAGGTGACGGTGTACTGGTCGGTTATCGCGTCGTAACTACCCGAACTGCAAAGCCACAGCGCGGCGACGTTGCCCATATCGTCGCGGTCGATGTATACGTAGGCGTTGCCTTTGTAGATTTTGAGGAACTCAATCTGCTCGAGCATCGTGCTGGCAGCCATTTGCGGGTTGGGGCGCACCTGGAGCAAGTAGTTGAACAACCGGTCGGGGCCGTAGGTCGCCTCGACAAAGTTGCCGCCCTCGCGGTACAGGCGCTGGTACTGCACTACCATCTGGCCCATCGTGTGCATGATGACGGCCACGCCACGGAACCACGCGGGAACGAGCAGCGAGTGACGGCCACCCGTGTAGGGGATGTTTCCCTTCCAGTCGCCGCCGGTGCCCTCAGCCGCAGCCGTCTCGCTTGCCTTCGTGCTCGACGGAATGCCTGGGACGTCTTCGCGGCGGTTCAGCCGCCCAAAAAGTCGGAATATATTATCCATATCTAAATTGTTGTTTGTTTCTACAAGGCGTGAGAAACAGCGCGCGGGGATAACTAACGAAAAACCGCGCGACCCTTCACGGGCGGCGCGGCATCTAAATACTCAATCAGCAAATAAAACAGTAAACAATAAACGTTAAGAAAATATCTAACAAACCGATGAGCGGCAAAGGGCAAAAATTTGCGCGTAGTATAGCACGAGAAAAGTTTTACTATACTACGCGCACTTTTTTACTATAGTAACTCCAAATTCGTGCCATACGGCCCGATTTTCGGTAATTTTGAATTTATATTACAAATCACCGTTTAACTCAGCGGGCCGTTACCCTCAAAAGTGAACGACCCTTGCGTCAGGTTGCCGCGCGTGCCGGTGATTTTGCATTTGGTGCAGATGGCCGCCCCGGAGAGGGAGTCAGACGAAAGATCACGCGAATGAACGGTCAACTTGACCGCCGTGCCCACCTTCCCGATCAGGTCTTTGATAGGCGTGCCCTCATAGGCGACCAGCTGGGTAGTTTGCACCTGCCACGATTTTTGCCCGGCCACTACATGCTTGAAGTCGCCGTCATCGGGGCTGCTCGTTTCTATTGTCTCGCAGTCGACATCGATGGTACAGCTTTTCGACATGGCCACGGCCATGCTGTCGATGTTTATGATTAAGTCTTTCCCTTTGTGCTTCATAGTTTAATCGATATTAATCAGTTTGAGTTTATTGATATTGGCGCGCCAGTCTACTGACTGACCGAGGATGCCGAAAGTCTTACCGCCCCACATCAGGCGGTCGTAAGGCGCGAAGTCGAGGTTATTATCCACGGCCACGTTGACGGTCTTGCGGCTGGCCTTCACAAACGCGGCGCGCCGCTCGCAGCCCGTCTTGTCGTAGTAGGTGGTGCAATACGAATAATCGGAGTTGAGCGCGAGGCCGGTGCCGTGTTGTACTCCTACGCGGGTGGTGATGTCGCTGGTGACGTCGTATTTGTAGGTCGAGGCGTTGTCGTTTGGGACGATATATTTGTTTGAGTCGAAGTCCATGCCGATAGCCTCGGTGCCACTCTCATAAGCTAAGCCGACTTTGAAATTTGAAATGACGATATAGGCATAGTTCACCTTGAAATCCTTACCGTCGTCTTTAGTGAATACAGAATCGGTAGTGTCGGAAGTGGAATACTTGAAAAGATGGTGAATACCGGAATAGAAACCAACCTCAACGTATTGCAACTTATTGCGCAGGTTGTCAGGCAGTGAGATAAGGATATTCGGCGAACTGGTAAAAATGGCAGTCTTTGCATCATCGTCATCGTAAAGCACATTCATACGCGGGCGGTCGTTAAGGACTTTAACCGGGACGTAGGACTCCTCGGTGGTCCAGATTGCCGCAGTCGTCTTGATTCTGTTACCGCTCAAGTCGGTTTTCTCGATTTGAGTCAGCGACAGATAATAATCTCCGACTTTAAACGACATATAGATGTCGCCATTTTTTAACTTGCCATCCATGAAGACAGCGCCGCCGCTGATAGAAGAAGCAAATTTCACACCGAAGCATTTAATTTCCATGGCAATGCTCAGCAATGAATGCTCACCGCTCGTTATTTTGATAGGCCTTTGTGACTTGATTGTAAATACCTTCTTTATCTCATTGTCGGTGGCTGGCGTCGTCACCTGCATAAAATCGTTGCCGCTGGAACTTCCCCAGCCAAGCAAGTCGTGACGGCCGGTATCATCGTAGTAGTGTGAGATGACGCCAATGGTCTCCTCAGAACTTTGATAAGCGTTACCGTTACGGTACAGAATACCGCAGAGGCTCTTCGGAGCAAGATAGCAAGTATCGTTGTCGTCAGTGACTGTCGCTGGAGTTTCGGTGGTTGGCATGTAATTCGTGACAGGGCCAGCGGCATCGAATATGACAAACTGGCCCTTCGAGCCGATGGTCTTCATATACTCTGAGAAGTCGGACAAACAAAGCACGTTCGAATCGCTGTCCCCATCCGACCCCGTATTGAACTCACCATGCACATATCGGTACATCTTCGTAAATCCGGCCTTATTGCTTGCGGCCATAATCCATTTGCGCAGCAGGGCAGAGGTCGTTGGCGTGAGCGAGGTACCGGCAGCGTCGAGGTAGCCCGCGGCGTCATGCGCTACGAGGTAGAGATTTCCGTGCCACTCGTGACAGCTTACGCCAAAGTAGTTGCAGAAGGTCTCGAATACGTCGCCGATACTGTTAGCCGAATAGATATTTGTCGTATTCTGATTCTTGCGCTCCTTTGGGGTAAGGTATTCGCGGAAATTGTCGTTGCTGACCAGTACCGAGGCAAATGGGATGGTTGAAGGAGCGAATATCTTGACGGTATAGGGCAGATAGGTGGAGATGGTATCGGCCAATGTTTGCAGGCTGGTGAAACCGTCATCCTGAGTAAAGGCGACGCCGTCCATCATGCTGAGTATGCCCTTGACGGGCAGCGTGACCTCGTATGGCACGGGCTGCCACGGCTGGCTGTATTGTTCGCCGCTGACAAAGCCCGCCCATAGCACATCTCCGGCGGCGTCGGTCAGCGTCACGGGGCGGTCGGTGGCTTTCGTGGGGAGCATATCGGCCAACTGGCTCTCGTCGGTGCAAATAAAGCGGATGTTTCCGCTATTGTTAACCGTTGGCTCATAGTAATCGTCAGATGTCTCATCGGTAGCAAACGGCGTGGCGGCGCCCGTCAGTTGTATCGGGGTGCCGCTATAAGCGGCGTCGTAGATGTTAACCGCCAACTCGCGATAATCATCGTTGACGGTCTGCGACTTGAATTTTATTTGATATTTGATTACCATAGCTTAATATTTGAGGTTACCAATTCGCCGCGACCGGTACGGCGGCCGTTATTGTCGAGGATGATGCGCAGCACCTCTCCGTCAGCCTCAGTCGAAAGGCGCAGATCTTTGAACGACCGCGCCGAGTCGAGCTGGCTTGCGATGTTGCCCTGTTGTGCCTGGTTCAATACCAGCTCGCCAGAATTGAGCATGGCCGGGACCATATCGCCCGAGAAATTGTTGCCTGGGACCACGGTGCCGATGGCGGCGTGAACGATGCCGCCGTTATGGAATCCCTTGACCAGCGACATCACCGTGGCAATGACGCCAACGGTAGCGGCCACGGCGGCTGCAATAGCTGCTATATTGGCGGGGAAAGGTAACTTTGCGGCTGACTGGGTAGCACTGGCCATAGTATCGGCGGCGCCGGTGGTAGCTGATGCAGCGTTGGCCGACGCCTCGCCTGTCTTAGCGGCAGCAGCCGTCTGACTTGCGGCCGCAGCGCCTTTGCTCGCGGTCTGCATGGCATCACCCATCTGCTTTGTGAGCTTGATGACGCTACGGATGCCCTCGGTGATGCGGATAAAGCTGTTGATGACTGCGGACAGCCCCTCCCATGCGTTCTTATTTCCTTCGAGGGCTTGCGTCATGCTCTGGATGCCGTCGCCAACGTCGCTGATGCCGCCCCACCCTTCCTTGATTTTGTCGAAAGCGTCGCCGAATTTATCAACGTCGACATCGGTCGTGGCGGTGGGCGTTCCGAGCGAGGCGGCGCCGGTGTTCTTGTTGATGCTGACCTGCCCGAGAGCAAGCGCGGCAAGTTTGTCGTTAAGGTCGTCGACCAGCCTCTTCAGGTCATCCTCGGGGATGTTATCACTTTCGAGCGCCTTCTTCCAAAATTCGCTGAAGTCAGCATCCATCCCGTCGATGCCGTTTTGCATCGCGATATTGAGCAAATCCTTCAGCGTGGTGGCGTCGCGCATCTTTTCGGTGAGCTTATCATACAGCGTGCTGCCAATGGTACTCTGATCGATTTGCTTTTTCAGATCCGAAAGATAGGCCGCGATGTTGGAAGTGGTGAAGGCGGAATAATCGCGCGTGGCGGGCGTAGTCGCTTTCGGCGCGATACCCTTCGCTTCATCCTCCGCACGCTTGATGACCGCGGCGCGCGTCTGGAGCATCTTAATCTCGCCGCGTATGGCAGCCTTGCGCTGTTCGGTGGCGTTGACGTACTCATCGCTCAGCGCGTCGATGCGCTTTGCGATGGTCTGCTCCTCGGTGAGCTGCTGCTTGGCGGTGGTATGCGTAGTCGCGCGGATGGCAGTCCTACCGCCCTTGCTACCTCTGCCGGAATGTTTGTCGCTTAAATCGACGTTGGACGACGGAACGGCCTGACTGGTCCACTTACCGCCAACGTTCCAATCATAACGACGCCCCTTATAAGTCTGGCCGCTTTTGATGACGGTGCCGTCCTTCATCTTCAGATAGTGGGACTTCCTGCGCTCATTATCGTCGCCGGGTTTGTAAATGGTAAAATTCTCTTTGCTTGCATCACCGAAGCGACCCTTCGCCGAGCGGCCCTGTCCTATCTTTGTGGCCACAGCATTTACGCCTACAAATGCGCCACCACCTGGCGCAAGCAATCCGGCCAATTCCCGCGCAAGTTTTACGGTTTTTGCGAGAGTAGAATAGAACGTTGCTTTGAGCTCGCTGTTCATTTTCTCCCATCCATGGAAGCCAAAGGTGATGCGCAACTGCTTATTCAGTTCTTGGTGGGCCTCTACAACATTATCCATCTGCTCCCCATATTCGCCGGTCTGTTTCTTTGTGTCCTGCAAATTGAGGTTGAGCGTGTTGATAGCCTTCGCGAGGTTGGTGCCAGCTGAGACGCCCTGACGACCAAACACGGTTTGCATCACTTCGCCAGCGGCCTGACTGCTCGACCTGGTATCTTCCAACTTGGAAAGCACCAGTTGCATAGCCTGGAAGATGGTCATCGTGCCGTCGTTGAGCTTGCGCGTCATCTCCTCGCCGTCGATGCCCACCTTTTTCAGGGCCTCACTTGTCGCGCTGGTCATCAAACGAATATTCTTGATGCCCATCACGATGGCGTTCATGTTGGAGTCGGTGAAGATGCCGCCCTCGCTGTTGTGTATGATGGCCACAAGTTGGGAGGCGCTGATTCCGGCGTCACGGAAAGCTGGAGCGTACTCCTGGATCATCGACAAAAGTTTCGGGCCGTCGCCCTCAATCATGCCTTGCAGGCCCTGACGCACCAGGCTGAAGGCCTGGTCACTGGTCAGGCCGAATTGCTGCATCAAGGTGTTGACGGCATTGATGGCGTCGCGAAAGTCGACGTTGTAGGTATCAGCGAGGGCTTTGACGTCATCGGTAATCTTTCCCACCTGGCTGCCATCAGGTAGGCCAAGCGTTACACGCGTGGTATTGTCATTCTTCGCCAGTTCCTCATTGTATTCCGCCCAGGCTTTCGTCGCGGCTGCAATAGCTGCAACACCCGCGCCGATAGCCGCCGTGGTGCCGATGGTGCCGGTGGTAACGAGCGAGAGAAGGTCGCTGTTGACGCCCAGCTTGCTGCCCAACGCGCCGATAACCTCGCCGAACTTGCCGTGGCTCGCGCTGCTCTCCCCTATCGACTTATTCACCTCGTTCAACTGGCTCTTGTAGCTATTGATGCGCGACTTCAGTTGGTCGAGACTCTGACTCATGGCCTTGCCGAAGGGCGACGCCTTCTCGGCGTCGGTCATCTGGCGGTATTGCATCGACAGGTCGGTGAAGGCCTTGGTCATCTCACCGAGCTTACCCTTGGCCGTGCGGCTCGCCGTATCCATATTGCCCAGCGCCTTCACATAGTTAAGCGTGTCTTTCTCAACCACTTCCAACGTACCGCCACACTTGCGGCAGCCGTCGACGTATTTCGTCAGGCCGTCGCTGGCGCGCTTCAGCTTCGCGTCGTACTCCTGGGAATCTATCTTAAGTCTGAGGATGTTTTCTGCCATATCTATTTGCCTATTTTATCAAATTCGTTGTCAATCATTGTCGAGATGTTGTTGATTGCATCTTCCATCGCCGCCTGAGCCGCGCCCTGGAACCAGTTGCGCGCGGAGATGTCGCCACGGTTGCCGTAAATGGTCTGGCGCCCTTTCGGCCCCGTTCCGTGGGTACCGACGTTGAGGAAGCGAAGGATGAAGCCACGGTCGTGCGGACCATAACTATTGATGCGGCGCGTGTTGAACGATACCGGGCGCCGGTTGCCGCCGATGCGCGACGGTTTGCGCGGCGGAGTGTAGCTGACTGTCTTGCCTGACTTGCGCGAGCTGAAGATGTTGATATTTGCGCCGAGCACTTTCTTATATACCGACGTGCGCACTGACTCAGCAGCACCGCGAGGGTCAGCCTCCATCTTACCACGCGCGGCGGCAGCCACCCGCTTGCGCTCCTCAAGGATGACCTTGCGGATGATCTTGCGCAGCGCGGCAGCCGTCTTCGGGTTGGTGCTCAGCGCCATCTCGAGGTTCTTGCGCGCCTGCAAATATACGGCATTGTCAACTTCTAAATGTATCATAATAATCGGGCAAAATAACGGCATGGGATAACCAAAAAGCCCCGCCTGTTATCACAACAGACGGAGCCAAAGATGAATAACAAAAAATCATTAAATTATGAAGATTTTGAGATTACCTCAATAGCTTAGCGATGACGCCACTGCACTCCCACACCGCGACCGCCATCAATCCGGCAATAAACCCGAATAGAAACCACCGCCATCCGTGCGTTTTCTTGGCCGTGGCGGGCGCTTTCGCCGCTTGCCTTATAATTGCCGATGAGTCGCTTTTCACGCGCGCAGCGGTCACGCTATCGGCCACAGCGGTGAACTGTGTATTATCAGCGTAGCGCTCGTGGCTTTTGTCGGTTACGGTCAAGTGCCAGGAATCCGTCCCGATGACCTTACCCGTAGCGGCGTCGACCCGCTTCACGATGGAGTCACGCTGCAAAATACTGTAAGAAATCACCAGCGAGTCGCGCATCCGCACACTGTCGCGCGTCACCGTCTTATAGATATATACCACGCTGTCGCGCACATGCCGCGCGTCGGTCACCGGCTGCTTGCTTGCGCAGCTCCCCAACATAATGGCAGCGACAAAGGCCGCGAAGATAACCAGCGGCCAAAAGATCTTCCAAAATTCCTGTTTCATAGTCTTATCGTTTTAGAGATTATCCGCCCACGAGCATCAGCCAGCCATCATCGACTTCCCTTTCATCAGCCGTTACGCCGTTCTCCACGTAGGACATGGCCGCGACAATCGCGCACATCTCGTCTTTGTAGAAGTGGAGCTTCTTTCCTTGCGGGATGCCAGACTTGCGGCTGACGGTCGCGATATAGTTGGCCGTGTTGTTTTCTGTCGGCGGTGCCCATCGGTGGATTATCTTCGAGATGGTGTCGAGTTTATAACGGCTGTAGTACGTCTTTAGGATGGCGAATGCGGCACGGTAGCCCCACGCCATGCTCTTAAATGTCTTAAAGGCGGAGTCGCTGCCAGCGACCTCGCCCTGGTACTTTGTCGATGATTTCCGAATATTGAGCGGGTTGTTATTCCGCAGTCCCCTTGTCAATGCCATTGTTATCTTTGTTGTTATTTATGTTATTATCTTTATTACTCTCTTTGTTTACTATGTTACTATGTCTTTCCCCGTTTACCCCCGTCTTCGCCATTCACGAAGTCGCGGAGATAGGGGATGCGCTCAATCATCTGGAGCGAGATGACATAGTAGAGGAATGCCACGAACGCCCCCATCGGCGTGGCGGGTTTGATGACCGACTGAAGGTTTCTTAGGATATTCCTGGCGTAGAACCACATGGCCGCGTAGCATATCCAGCTGACGGCCTTGATGCCTTCAGGCTGTACGTGCATCAGGTGGGCAATGATGAAGACGAAACAGGCAATGCCGAAGAAGACGAACACATGCACGAAGGCCATCTGCGCCTTGCGGTTGTCCCAGTGGCCGCCGTGCGCGATGTCAGCGATGAGTCCCGCAAGGAAGTTGGCGGCAAACACACACAGCATGGCCAGCATGAAGTCCTTAATGGGAAAGAAGTATCCCGCCATCCCGCTCAAGAAGACGCCCACCGTGCGCCAGATGCGCTCGAGTACCGTATTGTCTGCTCCGTTGATAATCATCGTCTGCCCTCCCTGTTTTACTCGTTCAACGCGCCGGCCATATCTTCCGGCTCAACCTCGGTGGCCCGCAAATCGACAATCTTCGCCTCGTTGGTGTTGTACTCCTCACGCGCGGTCTCGTAAGCCTTGGCTTCGTCAGGATATTCCGTGGCAAATGTCAGGCCGAGCTTCACACACTTTGCGGCATGGGCGTCGCTTTCGCACATCGTAGCCATCAGCTGCATCTGGCGCTCATTGAGCGCGCGTAGCTTCTCATCTTTCTCTGTTTGTTTCATTGTAAATTATATTTATGGATTATACGATTTCGTTGGGTATATTGTGGTAGTGGACTCAAACACAGCCGCCGATGATCAAAGTAAATAAACTCTTTCCACTTCGGGCTAAGATGCTGAAGAATGCGTTGCGTCTGGTTATAGCCGTTGGTATTCTTTGTGATACCGAGATAAGAGTTGAGCCGAGACAAAACCGAGCAGACGTGCGCTGCGTCAATGTTGCGGTTGCAACTTCTTGCAGCGTCTATCGCGCGGCCGATGACACGCTTATTGGTATATATGCGGTCCATCTTTATGTGAGCACCGAGGCACTCGCAGCCTTTCGTAAAGTGCTGACAGTAGAACTTGTGCTCATTGAGCCGCGCGCCGAGCTTCGCCAACCGACGGCGCAACTCAGGTATCATCATTGACATACAGTCTTTATTTGTCGTTACTACAAAAATGTCATCGACGTAACGCTCGTGAGCAACGCCGATTTCCTCCAGCCATTCGTCGATTGGGTGGAAATAATAATTGACCGCATTTTGCCAAATCAGATGACCGATAGCCGCGCCGATGCCGCCGGGTTTTGTGAACAGGCTCTTTTCGGGTGGTATAACGTCCCAGTCACTACGGCTACCCTTACGTGTGCAATGATCAGTCGGATAACTGAAGATACAGACGTTGAGCATATAAATCAGGTCATCACGCAGCTCACCTTCCTCAAAGTTGGCAAGGATAAGGGCTTCGAGATTTTTATAGGCGATATTTTGGTCGATGTTAGGGAAACATCCTTTTAAGTCAAATTTGAAGATCCAGGCGTCGCGGGTAAATCCGTCGCTTTGCTCGTAGATGTCGGAAATAACAGCGTTTTGGCAGGCCTGTTGCCCCATACCGACGCGGTTGTTGAACGTATGAGACCCTAAGACCTTTTCAAGAATTGGCCGTAGGTACTTATCGAGAATATGGTGCATCACACGCGTACCCATATCGCAGGCAAACACTTCTCGAGGACGCGGGTGACGGACAATGAATGTGTAAGCGGAAGGTTGCACGCAGCGATTATTGATAGCGTCGCATAAATTGACACAGTTAGCCTGCCAGTGAAGTTCAAACCCCACTTGGTCAGGCGTTCGGCGCTTGTTGCGCCGTGCGTCAAAATATCCTTCTATCACTTCAATCAGTTGCATGTCGATTCTGTTTTATGAATGGTTCGAGACAGGCACAGCCGCGTTGCCGTTGTAGAGATTGTTGCCGTTGAAGTAGCCCCAGTTGCCGTTCGCGTACAGCGCAGCGTTGCGGTTATAGCGGACGCAGGACCAGCAGTTGCGGTTGGCCGGAATATGCGCTTATCCTAATTGTAGCTGTAAATGACAGCAGCGCTCCTCCAATCTGTCAGACTGCCGCATGCTCACGCGCACACGGTCTTGCCCTTGGCGAGGGATGCCCTCCACTTCAGCATATCATTGTCTATCTTACCCACGAGCTCGAAAAGCAAAATCTTTTGTCGACTCACCAGCTCCTCTGGAAGTACGTTTGCCTTGGCCTTGTTTTGTGCATTGGTCTGTTGCGGTTTGTTATGCGGGAAATGAATGATATTTTCTTCAATAATAAAATCCATATCCGCGCGCAAAACGGCATAGCATCCGATGCAAAGGTCGAGATATTCCAATTTTCGTTCATTGTGCTGGAGGAAGGCAATCGTAAAATATTTGATGCACTCACCGCACATTTGCATGAGCGGCGTGCCGTAAATGATACGCGCCGATTTGTCCATCATAAACTGCACGCGATACAATTTCGTGCGCAACACTTTTAAATTTACGAAAATACTACTCGAGGCTAACTGCATGAATCTTTTATTTTAATATTAATACGCAGGGCGGGCGGAGCCGCCCTGCAAGAAGATTAATTTTAATCATCGCTACGCGATGGGATAGAGCGAGACAGGCACAGCCGCGCTGCCGTTGCAGAGATTGCTGCCGTAGAAGCAGCCCCAGCCGCCGATCGCGCACAGCGCAGCGTTGCGGTTACAGCGGACGCAGGACCAGCAGCTGCGGCTGGCCGGTAAAGTGCTACCTTTAATTTTTAAAGCCGCACTATTCATTAACGACAAGCTCGTCGTGTCGCCTTCACCTAACAGATAATACAATATATTAACAGTCGGCAAAAAGAATTCCCCTTTGTCATAGGTCGTGCCGCTGAGGTTATAACAGTAAGCGATAGCTGGCGAAAGCGGCTGACCGGCGACGAGCGATGTATCGTAAGTCATCGGACCAAGCGCGTTGCAAATTTTGCGGGCATAAGCCTCGCCGAAGGCCAGCACACCGCTGCCGAAATATTCAGGCGGGCAAAGCGACCGCATAAACCGCTTCCATCCATCATCGCCTTCTCCGTAGACGTCGCGAAGTACCTTGCAATAATCATCTGAGTGGACTGTCGAAGTGTTGAGATATTCCTGCAAATAAACAGGACGGTCGAGCTTTGCTGTGGTCAGTGCAGCCTTCAGGCATCGCGAGGTGTCGTTCGTCTCCTTGCTCCAGAACGTCAGCGCACGCTCGTAGCAAGACAGCATACCCCAGCTGGTGTTATACGTGCCGTTTTTCCTGCGCATCTTATAATAGTCGGTCCATGCCATGCCGTGGATATTCTCAAAAGCGGTGGTAAAGCCGTCAGTACCGTTCAGTCCGTTGCCGCTGTTGTAATACCACCACTGGAGATAATTCATCGTGATGTGAATGGTGCCGTCGGCGTCGGCGTGTGCCTCAAAATCAAGTTTTTCATTGTCACTGGTGGCGATAAGCGCAGTCTGTATAGTGGAGGCGAGCGCAGCAGCCGTCGTGCAGTTGTAGCTGATGGCTACCGTCTTCATTGCTGTTGCTCCACTTTGAGACGGATCCCAGTACCAAAGTGTGCCAGTGCGGTCGGTGCCGTCGAGGGTGTAACCGCTCAGTGTAACGCCGAGGCGCTTGCTCCACGGTAAATCGATGGGAGAGATCGTCTTATAGCGCACAAGCACCTTCTTTCCCATCACTTTTACCACCACGCCGATGATTTCATACACCGTCTGGTCGAGGTCGCCATAACTGAAGGCGTCGAGGGGAATATATAGTGGCTTTCTGTCGCTGATGCGCTTTACGCAAATGTCGGCGCGGCGCGGGACTCTTATAAATTCGTTGCTCATTTTATATAGTCTTTAATTGTTCGATAATATTATTACTTCTACAGTACCGGCTAAATATTCTTCCAGGTTAACTCCGTGTCGTCGGCGTCGGCGTCGGAGCTTGACGGCACGGCGATATAGCGCGCGTTGGCCGTGGCGTCGATGTTGATGTATTGCTGACCGAGCGCACAGGGCAGGCCATTCCAGTTGTAGCCGGTATCGGTGGCGGGGTCGTACTGCTTCCAGTTGAGTGGTACGGTATCCCCCGACGGCGTACCATGAGCAAGGAGAATCATCGGCTGGCCGCAAACGGTGGGCAGGGCCGCGTCGTAAGGCTCTGCGTTTCGGATGATGCCGTCGCTCAGGTTGTCGATGATGGTGGCGTTGTTATCCACCACGGCCTGCGCTGCTTCCGTGGCGGCCTCGGCGTTGCTCACGGCCGTGGCGCTCGCCGTCTCTCGCGCGGTCTCTGCAGTTGCGCGGGCTGACTCAGCACTGGCGCGGTTGGTCTCGGCCGTGGCGCGGGCTGACTCAGCACTGGCGCGGTTGGTCTCGGCCGTCACGCGCGATTTCTCAGCGTTGACGCGCGAGCTTTCTGCGCCGACGCGGTTGTTTTCAGCCGTCATACGGCTGGCCTCCGCGTTTATGATGTTTGCCTCCACCTGCTGCATCTCGGTCGTCACATTGTTGGCGGTAGTGGCGGCGCTATTGGCGGCGGCAATGGCGGGCGTGGCGTCAGGCGTGGAGCGGCGCATCCACCAATCAGTATCGGTCAGGGCGTGACCGGTGTTATTGTCTTGCAGGCTCTCGAAGTAGTCTCCGGCGTCGTTGGTGACCAAGTTCATCAGGCCGTAGGTGGCCGTCGAACTGTACGCGCCCATCTTTTTGGGTATTACACCAATTCTTTTTGTACTCATAGCTTCATATTTTTAATTAATAGTTCAACATAACGTTTCCACCGTCCATCGTGATGGTGATTTGGTCGAGCTTCGCGTTCAGGTCGGCAACGGTGGCCGCAACGATGCTCTTGCGCGTGGCTTCGAGCTTCGACATGTACGACTGAGCCTCGCCCTCTGCCATCTCGACATCGGCGGTCAGCTCCCAGTCGTCACCAGCCACGCTGGTCTTTTGCGCGGTCGACGGTGATGTGGCGTCGCTGATGATGACCAGCACGTCGGGCGTCTTCATGCGGTAGCTCTTGTCGTTGAGCGTGGCCGTAATCTGAAGGTAATACGCGCCGGTGGGTACGTCGCCGTCGCAGACGCAGCTCAGTTCGTTGTAGGCCGTAGCCTTGGCGGTGAGCGCGTAGCCCGCGCCGTTGCTGTTGACCAGCGAAACGGCGATGCCGGAGGCATCCACGGCGTCGAAGTCGGCGCCCTGGTAGCGGATATTCGTGAGGTTTAGGGGAAACCACTGCCCCTGGGTGATTGTAATCATAGTTATATATATTTTTTGGATGTTACACTAATATCGTGAAGCTATCCGCTTCTCCTGCTCGTCCATCTCGAAGTTGCCGTTGACAGTGAGCTTCGTGTCCGTGCCGTCAGCGTAAGAATAGTTGTTGTTTAAGCTCTTGCTCAGAATGTTAAATGTTCCCATAATGCTATATTCTTAAAAGTTATACATTTGTTCCCCCTTTCCGTTCCGCTCCATTCAAGGCGCGGACATAATCTGTTTCCCTACGTCGTAACGGTAATAAGCATATTGCCTGTGTCGAAGCTTATCAGCTTGTCACGCTTACTATAACCATCGATGTATTCGTGCAGTGTCCTCCTCGCTGACGTGGTTCCATCCGCGTTTCTATAAATATAAGCAAATCCGGTGTTCGTGTACCACCCGTCAGGTATCTTCTGAAGCCACGTCGCAGTCGGGGAAATGCCAGACTGCTTGCCTTTGACGGTCAGCCCGATATACTCCGCGTTCACCGAGTTTTCAGCGGTGTTAAACACGCTGAAATCCTCACCACTCAGATTGCCTCTGGTCTGCACGTTCGAGCCCGTCTCGTCTGTCTTGCAAAGGGTAATCGTACTCCAGTTGTCAATCGTCTCTGATGTTCCATTCTCGCCGATAATCCACTTCACCGAGTTCTTCGTGTCATCTTTGTAATAGATGATATTGCCGTCTGAAATCTCCATCTTCTTGTTCCCGTCAGCATAATACTGGACAAACTCGCCATGCCCGCCGTAGTTGATGCTCGTCAGCATGGTGTCGCCGTTAAAGGCCATCAGTCTGTCCACGGTAATGGCCGTCGCGTAGATAAGGTCTGTGTTGAGAAATGGCGTGCCGTCCTGTGTCGTTCCGAATAGGGCTATTTTCGTACCGCTGTTACTTTTTACGACGACATTATCGCTGGTGAGAGTAGTCATTTTGTTGACAATATCAACGCCGGTGGCCAACAGTCCGTCGCTGATATTCGTCACCTTGACCGATATTTCCTCGCCGGTCTGCTTAATGGTAGAAATGTCGCCAGCATTGGTGCTCGCCTTTGACTCTACCACGCCCAACCGTGAGTCGATGGTCAACGCAGCTCCGGCGCTGAGCGTGACGGGAACGGAATCGGTGAGCGTGACACCATTGGCCAGCGTGACGGTGACGGGGACAGTCTCCTGCGGTTTGTTGGTGGCGGAATAGCTGCCGCCGGTGTAGGTCTGCGTAATCTGTGTCTTGTCATCATTCAAAGTGGCCGTGGTGTAAGCCGCGCCCGCAATGGTCGAACTGATGCCGCTGATGACGGCCTGACTTTCGACGGATCCGACGATTTTCTTTACCTGGTAAATGAGGGTAAGCGCGAGCGTATAGTCGCCGTCGGTATTGAGCGCGACGTTGGCGGACCGCGCAACAGGAACGAGGCGGTAGGTTACGGCGGAGTCGCCTTTCTCGCCCTTATCGCCTTTCTCGCCCTTATCGCCTTTCTCGCCTTTATCGCCTTTGTCGCCCTGAGCACCCTTATCGCCTTTCTCGCCCTTATCGCCTTTCTCGCCTTTATCGCCTTTGTCGCCCTGAGCACCCTTATCGCCTTTCTCGCCCTTATCGCCTTTCTCGCCTTTATCGCCCTGAGCACCGGCGTCGCCTTTCTCGCCCTTATTGCCCTTCTCGCCTTTCTCGCCCTGTTTGCCGTTAAACACCAGCGTCAGGGTATCCTCGCAAAGCTTCACTCCATTGCGCGAGAAGGAGACACGGATGACTTTTGCGCCATCAGGATAAAGGGGAGAAGCACCAGCGATGAGCTGGTAGTCGATGTCAGTATCGCCTGTCATCATGACGCCGTCATCATCGACGACCTCGCTGTCGGTAGCGAGCAAAACAGCCCCGTCGTCGCCGTAGCTGATGGAATCGCCCAACGAAGCGGACGACATCACATTTCCGCCGTCGATGGTGTAATCGGTCTCCGAAGTAAGATAGGATGAGTAACCGCTGATGACCGCACCCGTCGCGTCGAGGAAGTCGAGCACGGCGCTGTCGGCAATAAATGGCTCACCGTTGAGCAAAAAGTTGGCGGTCAACACCATATCAGTACCGGCATTGAGGTAAGTGTCGAGGTTAATCGACGTTACCGGAGTGCCGTTGGCATCGAAGCGAATGGAATAAACCTTCGCACCCTCGCCTTTCGCGCCGTCGTTACCTTTGTCGACGTACAGCTCCCAGTGGACAGCGCCGTCCGAAGGTGTCTCCCATTGTACGGTGCCAGGTGCCTTGACGGTACAGCGCCACAGCTGGCCCCGATAGGTCACGACATCGCCGTAGCCGTAGGCGGTAGCCTCGGAATAGGTGCCGCGGTAAATCAGCACCGGTGTCTCTTCTTCCGGGGCTGCATAAGGCACGAGACGGAACATGTCGGTGGCAATGCGCGTCTCCGACGTGGTGAGCTTGCTGACGATCTTACTATCTGGTAACTCATAGCTGTTAATACCCTTATAAGCAATCCAACCCATTGCCGACACATCGAGGATGGCGACGCCCTGACGCTTGGTGTCCCACGCATGACCCATGCCGACGATGCTGTCCCCGGCCTGAGGCAGACTGTTATAGACTGTAGAAACGCCGCCGATGGTGACGAAGCGGGTGATATTATCCGGCGGCGTAAGCGCAATGCGCGCAGCCGTAGAATTGCTCAGGTCGATATAATGATGCGGAACGCCGTCGATGTCGACGGGTTCAGTACTGACGCCGACAACGAGCCGCCAGTAATCGCGATTTCTGAAGTTGGTGTAATCGCCTGGCGCGGTGATATTGTTCGTCTTGCATCGTGCAAGCTGACCCACGGTCCAGTCGTTAGAGATGGCACCGTCGCCGTCGGTAGCGCGGAAATAACAGCGGAACACCGAAATGGTATCGCCGTCGGGAATGGTAAGCGCCGGGGAAACGAGCGAAGAGGTGGCAATCACATCATCGTCATCCAGCGCCTGGACGTAATCGAAGCGGTTGCCGCACGGCCCCATCACGAGCATGCCGCCGACAAAGGTGGCGTGGTGCACCTCCATGGAGGAGATGATCACCCTACCGCGTGAGATAATATCGTCGATTTCGAGCGTGTACCTCCCCTTCGTGTCACCGGTGATGCCGTAGCCGGCGCCGTCGAACCCGGATGCCGTTCCGGCCTTGAAATTCTCACTATACAGAGAACCGGCGATGACTCCGGCAAAATAAGCATTGCGCTCGTAGTCGATGGCCCACGCATCATCGGACCCGACATGAATACCATCTTGCGCATGCACGGAACCGGGGGTGATAATACTATCGTAAGCGTTAATCTTGCCGCCGGCGGTCACATCCCCTGACGCGGATACCTTCCCGGAAGCCTCGACGTCGCCCTTCGACTTCAGCCTTGCGACGGTGACGGTATGAGTCGATTCGTCATCCTGGTCCTTGCGCAGGAACTTATCCTCGAGGTCGGCGTTCAGTTCATCATCCAGCGCGGCTGTAGATGCTGCATGGGTGGCCTCGGTCGCGGTGTCGGCGGCAGCGGCATGGCCAGCCTCGGTCGCTTTGTCGGCTTGCTTCGCATGTGCGGCCTCGTTAGCACTGCCCGCGGTGGTTGAGCCGTTGACAATGTTGGCGACGGCGGCCGCGGTGCTTTGCGAGGCGCGCTTGCTTTCCTGCTGAGCTATATAGCGAATTTTTCTTTCGTCCAGTTGCATAATAATAGCATTTACTATACGGATGAAAGACGTGGGCAGGTTAACTAAGGACTAAAGGACTTAAAAACTTATAGCTGCTTAACTTCATTTACCTTGCCGTTGGCGATGTCGAAGCCCACAAGCCCCTCGAGCAGGGCAATGACGGGATCGATCTTGGAGTTGCGGTCGCGCTTGATGGGTTTATGATTTTCCATGCCGTCATTGCTGGTGTCGAGTACGGCATTGCCGAAGCACCATGGCCACAGTGGTGACGCACTGAAGCGGATGAGTGGCGGGTCGTTCTTTATCATGTAGTCCATCTCCATCACCACGGGATTGAAGGTGGCGTAGTTCTGGCGGCAGGGCATGACGATTTGTTTCGGATCGGCGCCGCGGTTGTAGAGGAAGGCGGCCAGTGTGTTGATGGGCGTCTTGGCCTTGTAGGGGTCGTAGAGGAACATGGCCAGATAAATGCCTGCCTGATAGAGGTCGGCGATGCGCGCTACGGGCAGGTTGGGGTCGAGGGTCTCTCCTGGCGACACGTGCAGCCAGCCGTCGCGCACCCACTCGGCGAAGAGCGAGGCCATCGGGTGATTTATCATGTTGGCCTCGGTTATCCACGCGTCGCAGTCGGCGAAGAAGTAGCGGTCGGCAGGATCGTCGCTATTGTGGTAACACAGATAAGACATGGCATGCAGGTCGTTGCCCATAGAGAAATCGAGCCCGTCAAAGACTATCCACCCGTCGGCAGCCTTGCAGTCGTCGACGCGCTGACCCTTGACGGCCAGACGGCGCACGCGGTCGGGAGTGACCCATTCCTTAACGGCGGCGGATTTATACACATTCATCAGCTTAGAGCAATATTCGTTGAAGTCGTCAGGATTCAAGCGCACCTTGGTCGCCCATTCGTCGTAGAAGGAGTGCTGGACAATGCGCCCGAGCATGCGGTTGACCTTATGCCTGACGTTGTGGGCAGTGAGCAGCGTTTCTTCGTCGCGGTCCCAGGAGTCAGGCTCTAACAGCAGGCATGACGTGCGGTCGAGCGTCACCGTGGGCGTGGCGTTGCCCAAATAGTAGTCGACCTCGCGCTCCAGCAGCAGATGCAGCGCGTTGAGTTTTTCTTTGAACGGTCCCTCCTGGATATTTCCGGCGGTGGTGGTGGTCAGCGTCAGGGGTTCACGCCGCGCGCCCATGGAACTGACCATCGTATCGACCAGCGACTTCATATCCGATTTTCCGCCAATCCACGTGGCGCTGCCAAACTCATCGGCGCACACCAACTGGGCGAAGGCGCCATCCTTTGTCTTTCCGCCAGCGCTCAGGGGCTTGATGAAGGAGTGGCGCACGGATTGGTATTGTTCCTTCCAATCGCAGATGGTCTGGTTGACGCGGAAGCGGTGGCCGTCGCCGTCCAACTGACGCACAAACGACTTGACGCGGTTATACAGCGTCTTCGACTGTTCGGCTGAGTTGGCACAGCAATAGATCTCGGCGTTTTTGTCTTCCAGCAGGAAAAACTCCAGCTGGATGAAGGCAGCCAGTCCGGTTTTGTTGTTCTTACGCGCGGCGTAGAACGTATAATCGGTGCACAGGCGGCGCAGGTCCTCAATCATACCGCCCTCGCCCACGCGCTCGGTAGGCAGCAGCGCACGGTCGCCCTCGTGGTCTTCGGTCGGGATCCATGCCATGGGACCGTAGATCTCGGCGAGCAGAAGCACCTGGAACGGCTCCCACCGATACACCTGGTCACGCGCGGTACCGGGTTGCACGATGCCGCCGCGCTGGTGCACCCACCAGCCATCCTTGCCGCGCGTCCACTCACCCTCGCCCAGCCGGATGACCGTGCGCACCCTGTCGTAATTGAAAGGGTAGTCGCGCAGCATGCGCAGGAACCTGACGGCGCCGAGCAGCTCGTAGACGTTATACCAGTCGTTCGGGTCGCCCTTGGCCGCCGAGCAGTGGTTCAATATGTCGTTGTAATACTCGCCTAACCGTCCGTCGATGCGGTCGAGCTTGTCGCGCTGGCCGGGGAGATAATGGTGCAGCGCCTGGATAGCGTATTGCTTCAGTTGTTGTGCGATCATTTCGATTTTATTGTTATATAATACCAACAAAATAACGGTTTCGGTTAACATTATGGGCAGTAAATCACAAGCGAGTTGTTAATTAAGTCTAAACGCATGAAAAAATAGGTCTAAATGCTTGCATATATCAAGAAAATGTATTACCTTTGCATCAGAAATAATAAAAATAACAAACTAAAATAACAACAGCTATGACAACAGCAACAATCAGAAAGCCATCCGCAAAGCAGCTCATCAATAAATTCAACGCCGCCCTGGAACAGTTGAAGGCGCAGCCTACAAAGCTGGTCGTCATGATTAAAATCGGCCACGTATATGTTCAGGTGTCGAAGGCTACGTACAGAGCGCCGGGCTTCGTCTATGTCGAAGACAAAGATTTCACCTTCCATCCGTTCTACTTCAGTGGCCTCGGCTACGATGAAAAGATAGAAAAAGAATTGGACCCCATTTTAAAAGATCTGGACAAACTGAGCGAGAGCGACACCCGCACGATGGCCATACGGTTAATCAACAGTTTTAAGGTCGAGAGGGTTTATACCGCGGAGCTATAAGATGGTGACCCGGTGGACATTCACCATTTACCAAGTTGTTAATTAAGTCTAAACGCTTGCAAAAAGTGGTCTAAATGCTTGCATATATCAAATAAATATATTACCTTTGCAGTAGAAATAATAAGAATAACAAACTAAAATAACATTCAGCCCTCGACATCACGGTTAAGTCTTAAACATGAAATATACAGCCGAAGACGTTTACAACGCAGTAGCAACATGGAACGCTGACCCGTTCTGCGTAGAAACAGAGGAAGAAGTACAAGAAGTGCTTGACGAACTTAATAACGAAGTAGTGGAAGAGCACACAGAGGAGAATACAGACTCCTACGAGTGGGAGACAATGTGCGCCCAACTTGATTTAAGGGAGCATAAGGTAGCCAAGATACTCCGCACCCCAAGCCTTACAATTTGTCTTTCTCCTGATTTTGAGTATTAATCACCATTAAATTTATTCCAGCCCTACCGCAGCACGGTGAAGCGGAAACACTATGACAGCAACGACAACCAGAAAGCCAACCACAAAGCAGCTCATCAATAAATTCAACGCCGCCCTGGAACAGTTGAAGGCGCAGCCCACAAAGCTGGTCGTCATGATAAAGGCCGGCAACATCTATTTGCAGATTTCAAAGGCCTATTACGCAGTACCGGGCGACATCTACAAAGAGGGCAGCGGCTACATCTTCCATCCGATGTACTTCGCCGGTCTCGGGTATAACGAAAAGATCGAGGGCGAATTGAAACCGTTTAACAATCTGGACGAATTGAGTGAGGCAGACGCGCGCACGACGGCCATCAGGTTCATCGAACATTTTAAACCGCAGCGGGTGTATACCGCGGAGCTATAAGATGGTGACCCGGTGGACATTCACCATTTACCAAGTTGTTAATTAAGTCTAAACGCTTGCAAAAAGTGGTCTAAATGCTTGCATATATCAAATAAATATATTACCTTTG